AGTTAAGTATTTTAGAAAGACACGAATACGAGAAAGGATTAAGGCAAATATTTAACCTATTAACGATACGTGGAGATTATCAAGTGATCGGTTCGGGGGCGATAGAAGAAATCAAATATGGGAGTGATTACGATTTGCAAGAGTTCGTAAAAGAGGGAGACTATCAAAAATCCACGAATCACTTACTGGAAATGTTTAGAAAGAAGTTTGCAATGGCGGAGGCCGACCCCGACGTTTTTATTTTGGATTTTAAAGTGGGAGTTGATGACAATGGCGACCCGATAAGATGGGACAAAAAAAGCATTAAAGCGGGACACAAGAAGGTTGATGGACGCAAGGTTACATTCCAAGAATGTCTATTAATGAAATCCACTATTAAAATGGATATAACCGCGTTAGTAGATGGAGTGTTTATAGAATTCAGTGATAATTATTATTTGACATTGCGAGATTTTAACACCTTTACAGCAGTCGCAAAATCACACGAAGATATTTTATACTCGCTACAGCACGAAGCATTAACAAAGTATAATCACGGCGACTACTGGAAGGCTTCCAAACGGATTTTTGCATATATGAAATCTAAAGGCGGATACATTCCACAGATTAAACAATTAGTTAATTTTTTTAACACTGATACGGGGCGACTATCCAAGAATAGAAGCGAACTTGATATAATCGCGTTAGTGGTTGAGAATAAATTTAGAAAACCTAAAAAAATAGATGTTGTAAGAAATTTGCGACTAGTGGAGCAAGATTTAGCGAAGTTGCATGGATACAAATTAACCGATATACACGAGAAAATTAATGCTATTTGCAAAATAACCAATGTTGTCAAAATGAAGGAACCCATTGAGGAATTGAGTGCATACTTAAAGGCGGAAGTCAATAAGACCACAAAGGAATTCTTGGATAATCACAACCAGATAAGCAAGTTAATAATCAATCCTTTTGCGATCAAGAAACCCAAAGGCGGAGCAAGAAATCCAAGTCAATATATAGCACGTCTCATTGCAGAGGATAAAGGACTTGTAGATAAACGAATTGCAAAGGGAAAATCACACAGACCCCTTCTTGGAACAAAAATTAACATTGCAAAAATGAAAGTGAAAGAGGATAAGCCTACGTCGCCGAGTGATTGGTTGAAAGAACACTACCCAATAAAGAAGAGAGGGCGACCAGTCAAACATGCAACCGAAGAAGAAAAATACAAAGCAAAACTGTTGTCAAATAAGTTGAAGAGACAAGAAAAACGCCAGAAAGCAAAGGCAGAAGCGGAAGGCCGAGAAGCAGATGCAGAAGAAACAAAAGAAGAATAAGTTAAAATCTGTATAATAAAAATATATTTATTATATAAGACAATGAATTTTGAAAAAGTCGGATCGCCAATAGCAATTTTGCAAAACAGTAAAGACCAGTCAAAAACAAAAATATTATACGTTCATGCAGAAAAAGAAGACGTGGTTAATTATATCAAGGAATACAAAGCACCAAGCAAGGAGCAGACATTCCAACAAATCCCGAACATCACGACGGAACGCCAAATATTATACGTGACGGGAGCATCTGGATCGGGCAAATCCTATTTTACAAAAGCCTTTACAGACCAGTATAAAAAGATTTATCCAAAACGCGAGGTTTATTTGTTTTCGTCAATTAGCGACGACAGTAGCATTGATAAAGTCAAGAACTTAAAACGTATCAAATTAACGCAAGAGTTTTTGCAAGACGATATAACCGTGCAAGATTTCAAAGACTCACTTGTCATTTTTGACGATACAGATGTCATTTTAGATAAAAAAATGAAACTCAAGATCACTGGAATACTTAATAGTATTCTAGAAACGGGGCGACACTTTAACGTTAGTTGCATTTACACGTCTCACGTTGCATGTGATGGGCGAGAGACAAAACGCATTCTAAACGAAGCCCACAGCATCACTATTTTTCCACACGGTTTAGGCGGAAGGGCATTAAAATATTTGTTGGATAGTTATTTAGGATTAGATAAAGAACAAATAAAACGCATTAAAAAGTTGCAATCGCGTTGGGTCTCAATACTAAAAACATTTCCAATGGTTATTTTAAGCGAAAAAGAAGCATTCGTTTTAAACACCGACGATTAGACTAACCACTATACAACACTAATAAATTATAATAAATATTAATTCTATTATAATTTTGGACTTATATATTGAAAAAGTATAATAGTAGTTCTTACTTCATACTATTCTACCATACCCGTATTAACATTATTTAAGCATTTTAAAGTAATCTCATTGGAACGCCCGAACGCCCGAACGGAAGAGTATATAATCCCGAACCGCTTGAGCCTCTAGAAGAGATAGTAGAATCGTCATTATCAAAATAATTGCTATAATCGCGATACACAGTTTCTGCACGTGGAATACTACGTAAATCCGCGTAGTAAGAAGTTCCACTGCTTCCACTTCTTACACTGCTTTCGTCGTCGCTGTCTGGAACACGTCCAAATACATTTCTATCCGCGTCTCTTCGGGCACGTCGTCGGGCATCGGCGTATCCACTATCGTCGTCGTCGTCGCTTGATGATGCACTTGAAAGAGTGCCGTAAGTTGAAATAGTAGAATCGTCGCCTTCACCACTATAGACACTTGTAAAGTCGTCGCCCGTTAAAAATCCTTGCTTACGCAACTCTAACAATAGTTCATATTCACTTTTTGTAAAGTCTCGTTTTTCCTCACCTCGTGCAATATTAGCACGTCTCACGGCGTTTGTTGTTTTACTTGGGATATTAATGCTTTCAAGTGAGTTGTTGTATTGATTTGCTTGTATTCGTTCTAACATATTTCTTGCTTCCGTGCGGTTTTCGTTCCACAAATGCAATAATCCGTCAAGTTGCGGGGGATAATTACCGCTATTTCGCAGAGCAGTCGCCATTACACTAATTGATTTTGCAAGTCCAGACTCACCCCATTCCCCGTATAAACTATTTATTTCGTCCATTGTTGAAATAATTTTAGATACACCAATTGATGGAGTAGCGGGTTTGCCCGTTGCGATTACTTCGTCCCCCAGTTTTTTAACCAACATGACGAGTTGAGACGCGAGAGCAACTAACTTGCCGAGTGATGCAAATATATAAGATCCTAAACTATTCTCTTTTGCAATGTCCGCCCTTTCTGTTTGCGTCCCCATATTCACCATTTCACCCTCACCAACACCCGCGTCGTCTTCGTATCGCACAGCGGGGCCGTGTTCCACAACAGCGGAATACGCGACTGATTGAATGAATGCTTCGGCGACAACAATAGTGGTTCTTTGCATTTCTAAATTCGCCGAAATAGTGTTATACACATTTTTAATACTACTTTCAATTCTACCAGATTTAAAAGCACGTTGTTCTTCTGTCTCAAAGCCTTTTTTAGCACGTTTCATTACACGCTTTTTAGCGTCGTTTTCCATCTGTAAAGAAGCAAACTGATATGACGGAATACTCATTATTATATATAGAGACATATAATAAAAATATTGTAATTACGATTTTAATACAATCCGTGTGCTTTCACATACTTTGATGCATCAATCATTTTCAACCCTTTTTCTTTCATGACTTTTTTAACGATTAATGCCCTTGCTTGTCGTCCATCAACCTTACCACCACAGTTAATGACTTTTGCATGTTCTTTCTTACCACCCTTGACACCAGTATTTTTCTCACTTAAAAGTCTATTTGCAACCACTCTTCCTACAGCACCCGAAACTTGGGGAGGAATGCCGAACTCTGCACCGACTGCTTCAAATGCGACGGGGAGCAATTCACGCCCTAACTGAACGCCAACAGTTTTCGCAACTGGAGCGACCTTTTCCGCGACAAAAGGCACATATTTATCCGTTACAAAATGACCTACTGCTTTATTACTGGATTTTAATGCATTCTTAAGGTTGAATTTTCCACCAGATCCAGAACCCCTAACAGTAGTAGCGGGATACGTATTAGAAGCACCAATAGCACCGCCAGAGTGTCCCCTACCTCGCATATCATCTGCTAAATCCATTGACACAGACCCGCCTTTTGGTTTGCGACCTTTACCGCGAGGCTTACGACCGTATCCCGTTGTTTGATGCCCGAAGGATTCCGCATACGAAGGAGGAGCGTAATTGTGAGAGACTGATTGATGCCCGAAACTATCCGCGTATGATGGAGGGGCACCCGTGTCGCCAGACAATGCACTTTTAATTGCTTCCTTTAACATTTCCTTTGCAAGTTTAACACCTTCTTCCTTTGCTACTTTTGCAAGAGGCTTCACCACTTCTTCGTAAGTAAATTTTGCAACGGGTTTTACAACTGAACCAACTTTCTTAAAAGTTTTACCCACAGAAAATTTACCAGCGGAAGGAGTCGCCATTGTTGCAAAATGATTGTAAGGAGTATTACGGTTATTAGAACCATACATTAAATAACGGCCGTCATCAAAGCCACCGCCAACCATCATTCTATCGCTAAAGTGATCGGGTTGTATATTAGTTGCTACATACTGGGGGCGTAAATCAACCCATTCGTCCATCGCTCTTAATCTATCAACAACAGCACGGTTTGCCGGAATGTCTAATGTGAGGTTATAAGGCATTATATATAATATATACAATATTAAAAATATATATTATTAATTCTTTTTGCAATTATTCGGTTGATTGGGAGATAAATATTAGAAATCGTGTAGTTGCATTAGTAATTGTATTAACTAGAATGTCTAAAGTTCCAGCGACCGCGTCGTAATTTTGAAACCCGCACAATTGAATATCTGGGTTTTGGAATCCCGTTGAAATTAATGAGACTTGCACGATAGGAACATCAATATTGTAAATAGCGGGATTTGGAATTCCCGTTACTGGAACTATTTTTGTATTTGCCGACAGCGGAATTGCATTAGTATCCCACTGATAAACAAAAAACTGCGGTTGAGCGGGGAGGGGATATTTATACTGATTAGCGAGTAAATCTTTGACCGACATTTATATAAAGAACAATATATTAAAATACAAATTAGACTAAAAAATAATAAACCGTGCAAACAACATTCGGGCGATTATCTGCAACCAACCCATTCCATTCAAAATACCAACTTAATTCGCCCGTAGAAACCGAAAAATCAATGTCAGCAAGTTTAATAGAAATTGGATTAGGAATAACGCTTACGGTTGTCTGTGCGATACATTGACAATTAAAAAAAACAATGTTTGCGTTTAAAGGAATACCCATTTGTTGGATCACTTGCAATTCGCCACTACCTACGGTTAAAAGAGTAGAACTATTTACAATGGTTTTAGTTAGTAGCGTCGTTGTTTCACTACCAGTGGGGATAAAATACGGCCAAAATGGGCTTATTGGTTCGCAGTCTTGTAAATCATGGAGAGACATTATATAAAGAACAAGATATTTAAAATAATGCCTAAAGGGCGATAATATGCCCGTGATCGCCACCGAAGTAAATACGTTTATTTAAACCAACAGAACATGGAGAGGAATAACCACCCGCTAAAACTTGGAACGCCCAATTAACTACAAACGTAGTGTCATTATCCGTGACGCATACAGCAAGGGCGTAGTCGCCCGTAGTATAGAGGGTTCCATCTAAACCAATCGTAATAGGAGTCAATGCATCTGGAGCAAGAGCGGGATTAATCGCGTATAACCATTTTAGCGTTCCAGACGCCCCGTTGTCTTTTATTGCTAATATTTGATTAGTTGATACTAAATATAAACGCCCATTGCTTCCTATAGATATTGACCTTGTAGGAATTGTAGTTGTATTTAAAGTCCAGTTTAACGTAGATGTCGCCCCATTGTCTAATACAGCATACACATTCGCCCCCGCAAACATGTAAATAATTCCATTAATTCCAACAGATGGAACCGACAAATTATTAGCAATTACACGAGTCCAATTTATAGAACCATCAAGCGTATTAATTGCGTATAATGTGTTTGCACGAGTTGCAAATACAACAGTTCCATTAAGACTGACCGCTAATTTAACCGATGTTGTCCCTATTGTAATAGACCACCTTATAGATCCGTCAGTTTCTACTGCGTAGATGTATCCGTTTGAACCCGAAACGTATATGGAGGCATCGCCAAACTCATTATAATAAACAACTGGAGAGGGCGGAAAAGTTAGAGGAGCAAGTGATGTAGTCCAAACTGTAGTTGGAGTAGCAGTATCAATGTCTTCAATCAAACGTATTATATTGTCGCCTACCGCATACATTGAGTTATTAGTTGCTAAAGTGGGAGACACTAAATTAGTATATCCCGTTGCGATAGTCCAAAGAGGCGATGCAGTCGCCCCATTATCAGTTAAACAAATTATCGCCCCATTATCTTCCGCAAAATACAACAGACCAGTTGCACCAACTGTTATAGGATTTTCGTTAAAACTCTGTCCCACGGGAGCAAGATAATCAAATTTTATAAGAGGAGGATTAGGTGACACGGGAGTTCCAAAAATAACGGATTGTCGCGTATTCTTACTATTTGCATTAGCAAACGACCAAAGCCCAGTTTGAGGAAGCGGAAACGCCATTACATCAATCGCCCAATTCGTGATATTTACAGCACCACTATTAAAAGTCGTAACCGTAATGCGATTAACTGTTGTCCCGTAATCCCAGCAGACCATTCCAAATGGGGCGACATTATTGTAATTGACAGCATCGTCTAAATGAAGCGTAATAACAAGATGAGACAGACTTAAATTAATATCCAAAAACTCAAAAACTGTTTTTTGTAAATACTGTCCCGCCGTCATGACGGGCACACCACCAGATGCAGTTAATGTGCGTCTCTCACATTTGTAAATTTGACTACCATATGGAGGCAGAGCGGGAGGCACGAATGGAAGCGTAATGAAATCTTTTGGATACGAGACGGGTTGATAGTATAAACCGTAGTTAGACATTATATAAATAAGACGACATTTTATTTATATAATTTTGTAATTTTGACTAAACTAAACCTTTAAAGATACTTGTGAAGTCTTGAATGCATCTTAACGTGAGCCCCGCCAGATGAACCACCCATTCCAACTAATCCCGCGTCGCTTCTAATTCCACTCGTTAGATGCTTTGACGAAATCATCGGCATTCGTTTAACGGCACTCGCCATACTGTGAGCCATTTTTCCACCAACCATACGTCTATACACCGCTTGTTCCACGGGGCGAACATCTCGCTTTTCTTTTGCGTCTAGAACCATCTGTTTAGTCAAAAGACCAGTGTAGATGTTGGAAGATCCAGAGACAGTAGTGAAGACACCAGAATTGCAACACACCACCACAATCTCGGGTTGGAATGTAGCATTGTAGTTGTTTTTAAGAGTAATGTTGAACTGAAAAAGATACTGTCCTATAGAACCGGAACTCAAGTAGTCAGCAAGTGAGAGATTCTGTGAAGGAGACAAGATAAGGATAGATCCAGTAGTAGGCACCAACACACCCGTTCCAGTTCCAGCAATAGATGTAGAAGTCGCCAACCCAGAGAATTCCACCCACGATTGAGTTGAACCGTTGGCGACTGAAATACGCCACAAGTCCGCTTGAGTAGCAGACGCCAACAGACCAGACGCGTTGTTGAAATTGCAACTAATCTGGTTAATCTGTAAGAAACTCGCACTGTCCTTAATAGTCTGTGAAGACATTGGTTTTCTTGCGTAAATCATGAAGTAATCTGGGATTTGATTTAACTGGATATTCTGGGAACTGATAGTAGCAATTGCATCGGGAACAAGAGCGGGGTTATTAGTTGAGAGAGACAAATAACGGGGGAACTCTTGATAAGGCAACACATTACGCACTGGGATTAAGTCGCTTGGTTGAGTGGAGAGGAAGTTAAACAACAATCTTGTTCCAACGAAAGGTTGCACTTGGGGAGCATTAACAGCACCAGTAACCGCGGGGCAACCAAGAGAAGGCACGACAGTCCAGTTATTAGAAGTAGAAAAGGCACGTTTGCATGTAGAGTCAATATTAGCAACGAAATTCATTGTATTAATTCCGCTAAACCCTTGCATGTTGTAGCACGGGTCGCCGAAGATAATAGGAGACAAGAACAAGGGTTCAGTCAAAGAGGCCGTCACGCAAACAACCCATCTCTCACCCGCAGAACCGAGTGCGATAGTAGATTGGTCGGCGTAGTTTGCACCCGAAGCATTCGTGTATCTATACACACGCACTTCAGCGGGGAAGCAACCACGGGGCAACTGGTCTACATCGTAAGAAGCAGTAGAATAATTTGCTAAAGGGTTGTTAATAGCACCCACACCATCGCCGTAGTCAAGGTAGGCTTGATCGGGTAAAGCGGGGGTCATTCCGTTATAGCGGAACAACTCGCGACTATCGTTAAGACGCAATAGAGGATCTATAACATCTTGTAAATTGACAGACACGTTGCAGTTATTAATAGTAGATGTAAGAGTAGTCATGAGTTTTGCTAAAGGAAACGCTTGGAATGCATCAGTGCTTCCGTAATCAAAGGCAGATGCACCAAGAGTTACACCAGAAATAGCGAATGACATTGACAGCGTAGATTGCAGTAAAATCTCACGAGCAATTACGATAGACTCACTTGGGATTTGACAATTGAAAACCATATTAGAAGCAGTTGCAGTGATTGCTTGATACTGTTGGTAGGTCACATTAGAACCCCCAGATTGCACGGCGTAACTTAATTCGTCAGTAATTCCAAGGCGAGAATCACGGATAAGAACGGTTCTAAAATCAGCAGACATTATATAAATATGCAAATATAAAAAAACTTTAAGAATGTTTATATTTATTTTAAAAGTTGGGTCAAATGCAAATGCCCTAAACCTTAATGCGAAATCGTCCCCTTTTTAGTAAAGAGGCATTTTATAGAACAAGCACCGCCACTGTTTAATTGCATCGGGTAGAACTCGCCTAATTTTGACTTCCAGAAAACATTAATGTCAATCAGCGAAATAGGAGAATTGCCGTAAAGGTCAATGAGCCTCAACTGGGTCGGCGTATAAATAATGTTTGGTTTATACTGTCCCCCATCGGCGATAAAGTCAGTGATAATTTGAGCGAAATTTGCATTATTGCCGTCATTAGCATACACTATTCCGCCTTCCGCAAAAATAAGAGGAGCGGATAATTGATTAGGAACGATAGGCAGAGTCGCGGAAGTAAAAACGATACTTGATATAGGCGTCCATGACGAAATAGTGGAATATTCTTGGAACACTGTTGTTGCTACATATTGCGATGCAACGGGGGCAGATGTCGGCAGATAAATAGTTTGGGTTCCATTGAAATTGCCTATAGTCAGTAAAAAGTTTCGTCCAAGCGTCACGCCTTGAGCCCCGAAATTCTTGGCGACAAAAGACGGAAGAAGATTTGCTAAAGGAGAATTGAAAAATATTTTAATCGGGGTAGGAACTATTCCTACTGGGTAGTTGTCGTAATATGCACTCTCGGCATACACCCCAGCACTATTATTGTCCGTGTTCCAAATAATTACGGGGGCATTGGCGGTTGCAATAGGAGCACCTACTAGTGCTTGTAAAGACGCGAATGCAAGGTCAAATGCCGACTGGATCAAGAACGTAAAATATGTGTAATTAAAACAGTAGTAGTATCCCGTGCCGTTGTCTTGCAACTTGTTAAATGTCGCACTTGGAGGAGCGGGTAGTTCAGCAAATGCATTTTGGGGCACCCATGTAATAGGTTGTTGCACCGTGAATGCACCATATTCAAGTGTGATAGAATAAACCGTTAAATCAATGTTTGCTTGATTAGGCACTATTTCTGGAATAAACAGAGGTAGAGTGTTAGTATCAAGAGAAAACCTAACAATGCTAAAGTAATAGTCGCCACTATTTTTAACAAATGCATTCTGTCTTTGTTCCTTAAACTGGATAATTGGGGGTTGGGTCGTTTGGTTCAACACATTTGTAATGTTGATGTCGTAATAAATCTTACTCTCGTTGTTGTCAATGCGGAATTGCGATAGTTGAGACATTATATAATGTGTGTATATTTTTTATAATCAAAACAAACTAATAAATTAGACGTATCTTTACATATATGTTGATACGCGATATTGCATTAATCTTAATCCATGGAATTAGATTATTTACAATGACAGCAACCAAGAAATCTAAACGGAATATATGGATTATATCACAGCCCAAAAGTTAGATTATTACAATAAGTAATCTATTTTGATATATATTAGTAATAATTTATAAATTATTCCATTAAATAATCCTTTTTGATATATATATGTAGAAATCTATATGCTTGATATAGGTTTATACGCGTAGAAATCTAAATTATACGGGTAGATTGTTATACTCTGCAAATGTCCGCACCAGTTGTGCGTGGGTTGAATTACGAACCGCCATTCTATATTCGTATGATGTTTCCATCGTGGGTATTAGTGTAATCCGCATCTCACCCTTGACGTAATTATACATATCAAAGTTTTCCGTGATGTCAATGTGATCTAAAAAATAAACCAATTTTATCGGTTTGATTGCACGGCACGAAGAGTAGTAAGCAATTTGATATATAAACTTATTCATGTATTGTATTACGTATATGTAAGACGATGCATTTAGATTGTTATTATATATATTCTAAAATAGTATGAAGTAAGAACTACATTTACTCTTTTTCAATATATAAGTCCAAAAATATAATGGAATTAATAAGAACCAACTAAATATTTATAGAAAGTAGTGTGTCCTTTTTTAAAGATAATCCAGAAATATCGCCCACGCCATTTCTTGATGTTGCATACTACAATTTTATCAATATACAGATTATATTTTGTCTGCAATTCGTGCAATCGTTTTGGCGTGAGTGTTGAAAAGCACGTATCATTTCCCAAAAATGCGATCCCTTTATTAACACGCGATGCGTAATATTCCACTAAATAATAGAACGAATTTACACGCCCTACTTTGCACTCAAGCCTAAAGGGGGGATTACTAACAACCCAGTCAATCGGTTTGCTGTAATCCTTGTAGTCGCGTCCCGCTACTATTTCGCACCAGTCATTTACTGTGTCCGTGGGTAGATGGTTGAAAAATGAGCCTTCACCCATGAAGGGTTCTAATACTCTGTCTCCAGATACGAGCGGAACTTCGGCGATCAATAGCGGGGTTATACTGTCTGGGGTTTGATGGAAGTAATACGCGTCGTCTTTTTGCATATATATTACTAAACATTATTATTTACATTTCTACAATAAAAAATCTATTTGTTCGCCTCTAACCATTTAGTATGTTTTCCAGTTGCAAAGTGCTTTAGTTTATTTCGCACGGAATATTTGCCTCCACAACCACATTCAACCTCTTTATTCTGCGGGTTGTCTTTTGGGTCGGCCTTTTCTGCGACTGGTTCAATAGGGGTTTGCGTTTCCGCCCATTTCTCATGTTTTTTGGTTGCAAAATGTTTTGTTTTATTTCCCATTGAGTAATGCCCTCCACACCCACATTCTATTTCTTGACTCTGGTATGCTTTGATGTCTTCTTTTTGTTTCTTTTCCATTTCTATTACTCGTGCATTATAAATTGTAACTGCTTTATTCACGTTTGCTTTCAAAGTTTCCATATATTGCTTGAATAAAACCACATTAAGGTCACTGCTGAAACCATCGTCATTAACTACACGCCTTAAGTGCTTGTTCTCTAAAAATTTCGTATGAAATTGACTATTTAAAAACTCTATTATCCCCGCTTTGTGATGATACGAACGACGCATTTTAACAGTTCCATCTGGATTTAAAACCTCTCTATGAACCAATAACCCTTCTGCATCTGTTTCCCAATCGTCGTTCCAATATTTCGGCGGTTTAGTATTTGGTATTCTTTCCATCACGGGCGACGTTTTTATTGTCGCCATTTCTTCCAATTGTTCTAAAACATTAGTCCATTTTAGAATTTTTTTGTTGAGTTGCAATTGGTCTTTGCTTTCTAAATCTCTAAAGTCTTCACCCAGTTCAGTTGCATTAATCAATTTCTGGTATTTTCTTCTTACTTCTTCCATTTCTATATTCGTATATTATTATTTTATTCTTAATATGTTTTCCTAAATAATGTATGAAGTAAGAACTACTATTATCTTTTTCAATATACAAAATGGATTTTATAATAGATTTAATTTATTTATTATAAAATTAGTATAGTATTGCACGAGTTGTTAAACGAATGTATTTTTTTTCAATTTTATTAAGCATTTGGAAGGCTTCTTTTTAATTGTCTCTAGTAGATCCACGGGGATATAAAAGTAATCTTTTTCGTCTGCCTCTAATCCCGCACGACTAAAGGCCTTCTTTTCAAAAGTATTAAATAATTCGGCGTCGTATTGAATCCATGCAATCTCATCTGTAAAATTAAATATAAAAATAATTTGCTTGGTTGTATCCGTGATCTTGTTGCATGTCATCATTGTTGTCTTATATGTTGTTCGTGCAACATCAAATCGCGTTTTAACCTCAAACACTGTATCGTCGCTTTCGTAGTCGTATTTTGCAAACTCGCCAGTATTTTCAACAATGTTGCCCGAAATATCGTAATCAGCAAAGTATTTAACTACGTCTGCAAATATTTCGTGTTGGGCGTTCGTTCCTCTTAAGTAGTCTTCGTGATAATGAACCATTCTTATATAGATGTATAGATATTTTATTTAAATAGTAATTCCGCAATTAGATTATTCCTAAATATCTAAAAATATAATCTAATTAATATATATGAATCAGTCGCCGACGTATTGTTTAGCAAAACAAATTTGGGACGCGGAAGAGTTTTTAGGAGTTCAGCATTTCTTGCAAACAGAAGAGCAATTTATTAAACAGTGTTTGCATCAAAGCGAAGACGAGTTAGTATTACGTTTAGCGGATCTAGATAAATTATTATTTAAGAAAAACACGGAAGCATGGAGCGAAATTATTACAGACCATTTTGCAAAATGTAGAACCGAATTTTTGACTGAACCCGTTGCATCAAATGAAATGTTTGAAGACTTTGAATTTTGGTTGTCAAAATATACTAAATTGTTGCCTACAGCATTCCGCGACGGCATCATTGACGAAGAAGAAATTTGCAAGTTGCTTGAAGCCTCTGGCGACTATTTCGGTGGATACGAGACAGCGGATTATTTAAAGGATATTTGGTTGCCTTATAATTCCGTTCTTGAGCGAATAAATTAATCTATTGTTATTCTAAATGACGACCGAAAAAATGGCGGGGACTAATCTAAATTACCAGATCACGGGCGAAGATATTGACCGTTATTTACAAGCGGGTTCAACTAAAATACTAAAATACTCGCAATTAGCAAATTATAGAACAATAGAGGAACTGTTGCCCGAAGATATGGATTATCGCATTATTCTAATAGAGCAGAACGTAGATACGGGACATTGGTGTTGCATCTTACGATACAAAAAGGTTATTGAATGGTTTGATCCGTATGGAATCAAGCCCGACGGTGAATTGTCTTTTATTTCAAAAATGAAGAATCGCATGTTAGGACAAGATACAAAATATATAACGAATTTATTTAGCGACGCCACGCGTCGTGGTTATACGTGCATTTACAACAAAAAACAACTACAGCAACTAAAAAAGGGCATTAGCACTTGTGGGCGATGGGTGCTTTTGCGGATCACGATGCTTACCCAAATGTATTTTGATTTGCCCGATTTTCTTGCATTCATTGAGAAAACGTTTGAAATGGAAGGCGGTGGAATTTCAAAGGATAAAATGATTTGCAATTGGATAAAATAATTAGGGCGTTTAGGGCGTTTCTGGCGTTTTTTGCACGTTTTTCGGTTTGTTCTATACTTTACTATCTTTACGAGGGGCTTTTCTAAAATCAAGACAAAAAGAGACAGAAACGCCCTAATTGCCCTATTTTCAAATGCTTAATATAATAGTATGAAGTAAGAAGTAGTATTACTCTTTTTCAATATATAACTTCAAAATTATAATAGAATTAATATTTTATTATAATTTTTACAATAGTATTGCACGGGTTCTATTCCTTGATGTAGTGATCTTGAATTGTGGTTGAACTCGTCCCCATGCTTGTTGCGTCTTTTTGCATCTCATCTACGGTGTCCTTGTATTTATCCGTCAAGAATATTTTACGTAGCATTGACACGCCTACTTTTTGGCCGTCAAATATCTTATACAGCAATCGCGTAAAGTCGTTGTTATTCGTGTATGGTTTGCCGTCGTGAGAGACAATGAAAGGCACTGGTTGCTTTTTCATTTCTTTTGCGAGTGGGTGATATTTCAAATAAATATCAATAATTGCACGTAATTCGTCGTTAATCGGTTCAATTTGAGTGGAATATGTGCCCTTGGTTTTGAAATTGTTAAACTCAAACTGGTTCGCCACTAAATTCAACATGTTTGGTGCTTTTGTCGGCACAGCGGGTGGCTCGTCGCACTTGGTCTTACTCTTTTGTAAGGATACATTCATATCTTGATAGTCCAAATTGCGACGGGGGCGTTGCAAGACGTATAACCCTAGAACCACGAGATTTAGTAGGCGACAGTATTGGGATTCCGTGATTTTTTTAGTAGTCAATTCTGCAAGAACATTTCTTAATTCCTCAAACTTCGCTTTTATCGCGTCTTGAGACAACCAATTTTCGGTCTCCTTTGGTGTTTTTTCGTTGCTCGTCTTGAGTTCGGCATTTAATGCTTCTAATATTTTGTAATACTTATCATATAATTTCTTGTATTTCGCTTGATCTATCAACGTTTTTAGTAGCGACACGATTGCAATAATATACGTGCGTCGCGTGTTCGGTTTGAGTGCATTTAGTTTTGTCTCAATTGCTTCTACATCTTTTAAAAAATTTAGGTTTTTTATCTCTCCTCCATTAAGTCTAGTGAGATTTGCTAAATACAATTTTTTAGAACTATCCGTGATACTCTTGCCTTCAAATAAACTATCGCTAAATGATTTCTTGGGTTCGGTGTGTTCGGTTGTAGATGCCTCCATATATATCCAATTAGATTATTATTTTTAAATTTTTGATTATAAAATAGGTTTGTATATTGAAAAAGAGTAAATGTAGTTCTTACTTCATACTATTATATTAAGCATTTGAATTATTTATACTAACCATGTAATATCTCGCGGAAGGCCTATTTTCCAACAGTAATAGAAACAATCAAAATTGCAACGATTTCCCCAACCTTCGGGGATCTTGCCGTCAATTTGTTTTTCAAAGTTTATTCGTTTGCGTGGGATAATCAGTTGCAAAGGTGTATCTGTTTGGTCTTTAAATAATTGTCTAATGTATTGCGTATTTATCTTACTTGATGGAAGAATAATAATAAATGGTTTTTCTAATTCAACCAAGCGTTTTAATACTTCTTTAGACTGACTAAACGGCGGATTTGTCACGACAACATCGCCTTTGTTAGATCCAAAAAAATCGTCTTTATCATGTATCACATTGAAACCTAGTTCAGTCAAATATTCTCCACTACGGCCGTCGCCGTAAAATGCCTCCCATATCACTTTGTCGGGCGGAATGTATTGCACGATATTCGCCCACGCGTCTTTTGGTGTCATATAGTCGTCGTGTTTTAGAAATGTCTTTGTATGAAACCCCGCCATATATACTTCTAAATAGATTATTTTTTATTACAATTGGATTATAAATAGGTTTGTATATTGAAAAAGAATAATACTAGTTCCTACTTCATACTATTATATTAATGCATTTGAATTTCAAAATAATAATAGTTTGTAAATATATACAATGGCGACAACTCCAACATACATTAACCAACGCATTAATAATTTGCAATCACAGATTAACGCTATATCTCCTTATCCCCCCGTTGCTGATAGTTTAGCATCTGTTTTACTTATTGGAAATTCTGCTGGTGCAAAGGATATTAACATGAATAACCAAGATATTTTAGCGGTTGATAATATTAATTTGACAACAATTAATGGATCTGCTTATCCGCCCGTGGTTGCTGTGCCTACTCTTAACGCGGTTTTGGTTGCTGGAAACACTGCGACTGGAACAACTGCAAAAATTACATTAAATAATTCGGGTGCTGGTGGAACTGCAAACCCTCTTGCATCTCTTAACTTAACTACTGCTGTAGGCACTGGAAGCCTAGTAGAAGAAGTATATAACCAGAGAAATCCCGTTACTGGTGAATTTGCAAGAAAATCGTTTTATTCAAAGACAACTACTAATGTAAAAACCGAATACGCGAGAATATCCGCACACTCTCCTTCGGTTACAAATTTATCTCAAAAAGGCAAACTGGATATGGAAGTAAATACAAATGGAACACTTGCTACGTATTTAAGT